AAATCAAATGGCAAAAATTACAGAAGAGCAATTAAGCGAAATCGTTGAATTGCAAAGCAAACTCAATGAAATTATTTCAAACATCGGACTGTTGGAAACTCAAAAGCACGGTTTTTTACACGATGTAGCTGAGGTGAATAAAAAAATAGAAGAGTTTAAAGTTAAACTAGAAAAAGAGTACGGAGCTATTTCAGTAGATCTTAAAACTGGTGAGTATACGGAAGTAGAAAAAGATGGAGACAGTAATTAGAAAAATAAGTATAGGTTCTGATTACAAAAACGATGCAATGCACTACTCTGTTGGTCAGCAAGTTTACGGTGGTCACGAAATAGCTTATATTTTATTTGATGAAAACGATACATCTTATAGCATTTATATTAAAAAACATGATGAGGTTTTACCTTGGAAAAAGTTTAATAAGAATATGGCTGTAGCTGTTGAGTATGATTTAGAATATTAATGAACTCATTATACGATTTTATTGTAAAGCCAGTAGGTGAAAAATATAGTAATACAGTAAAAGTCGGAGACAAAGACTTAATTGTTAATACTAAAATTGAAAACTGGAAATTTGTAAATAGGTTAGCTGAAGTAGTGCAAACCCCTTTAGCTTTTAACGCTGGTATACAAAAAGGTGATAAAGTCTTAATACATCAAAATGTATTTAGAACTTTTTATGATATGAGAGGTGAAAAGAAAAAAAGTAGATCGTTTTTAAAAAATGATCACCATCTTTGTTCTTTTGATCAAATATATCTATATAAAAATAAAAGTGGTTGGCATACTGTAGGTGAAAGATGTTTTGTGCAACCCATTAAAGACAATAATGATTTAACGCTTCAAAAAGAAAAAAGCCTTGTTGGTATATTAAAATACGGTAATAAGTCATTAGAAGATCTTAAAATAACTCCAGGAGACCTTATAGGTTTTACACCTAACAGTGAGTGGGAGTTTTTAGTTGACGGTGAACGTCTTTATTGTATGAAATCTAATGATATTGTAATTAAGTATGAACGTAAAGGAGACGAAGAAAAATATAATCCAAGCTGGTCGCAAAGCGGTTGATGAGCTAATTAAAGTAGCTAAGGAACCTATTGTTGATTCAGATGATGATATTTCTGCTGATAGACTCAAGAACGCAGCTGCTACAAAAAAGCTAGCAATATTCGATGCTTTTGAAATATTAAATAGAATAGAGAGCGAAGAAGAAATGTTAAATGAAAAACCCAAAGAAGTTAAACAAGAAAAAACTTTTAAAGGTTTTGCTGAAGGAAGGTCTAAATAATGTACGAGCAAACTCTATATAAAGTTCTCGACGATCATATACAACCACATACTATAGCTAAAAACAATAAAGCTAAAAAATGGAAGTATGGTTATAACGAAGATTACGATATCGTAGTTATTAGTAAGACTGGTGAAATAGGTGAGATATATGAAATACAAAACCTAAAAATAGCATTGCCAAAAGCTAAAAACATACATAAGTTTGAAAACAAAAAATGGACTCATATAGAATATCCTAAGGAGCTTCAAAAAATAAAGTCTGTATTTGACTGGGAGGAGTATCCTTTAGATTTTAAAGAAAAATGGTACGATTACATAGATGAAGAATTTAATAGACGAGAACAAGGGTTTTGGTTCTATAATAAGAATCTGGCTACTTACATTACTGGTTCTCACTATATGTACTTGCAGTGGTCAAAGATTGACGTTGGGAAACCAGACTTTAGGGAGTCAAACAGACTTTTCTACATTTTCTGGGAAGCTTGCAAAGCAGATGACAGATGCTACGGAATATGCTATCTTAAAAACAGACGTAGTGGATTTTCATTTATGGCTTCTGGAGAAACAGTTAGCCAAGCAACGATATCAACAGATTCTAGATTCGGCATACTGTCAAAGTCAGGGCCTGACGCTAAAAAAATGTTTACTGACAAAGTCGTACCAATATCAGTCAACTACCCTTTTTTCTTTAAGCCAATTCAAGACGGTATGGACAGGCCAAAAACAGAGCTTGCATATCGTGTACCCGCTACAAAGTATACGCGACGAAAGCTGGAAACAAATGAAAAGCTACAAGACATATCGGGACTTGATACTACCATCGACTGGAAAAACACTGGAGACAATAGTTATGACGGTGAAAAACTAAAACTATTAGTACACGACGAAAGTGGTAAGTGGGAAAAACCAAATAACATATTAAATAACTGGCGAGTAACAAGAACGTGTTTACGATTAGGTAGTAAGATTATTGGTAAATGCATGATGGGCTCGACGTCTAATGCTCATGACAAAGGAGGAAAAAACTTTAAAAAACTTTATGATGACTCGGACGTCACTCAGCGAAACGCCAACGGGCAGACTCGTTCGGGATTATATTCTTTGTTCATACCTATGGAATGGAATTACGAGGGATACATTGATTCTTATGGAGTACCTGTATTCAGTACTCCATCAAAACCAATAGAAGGACCACAGGGTGAAAAGATAAAAATAGGTGTAATAGAATACTGGGAGAACGAAGTAGAAGGATTAAAGCAAGATCAAGATGCTTTAAATGAATTTTATAGACAATTTCCACGTACTGAAAAACACGCTTTTAGAGATGAAACGAAGCAATCTTTATTTAATCTAACTAAAATATACGAGCAAATAGATTTTAATGAAGATATGCGTAATTCTATAAACGTTACGCAAGGATCATTTCAATGGGAAAATGGAGAAAAAGACACTAGAGTTATTTTTAGTCCAAATAAAAACGGTAGATTCTTGATTTCTTGGGTTCCACCATTGCATTTGCAAAATAGAAAATATAATAAAAACGGTGTATATTATCCTGGTAACGAACATATAGGTGCTTTTGGATGTGATCCATACGATATATCAGGTACAGTAGATAAAAGAGGTTCTAACGGATCTTTACACGGTTTAACAAAGTTTTCAATGGAAGATGCTCCACCAAATCATTTTTTCTTGGAATATATAGCAAGACCTCAAACAGCTGAAATATTCTTTGAAGATGTGCTTATGGCTTGTGCTTTTTATGGAATGCCAATATTAGCTGAAAATAATAAACCTCGTTTATTATATTATTTTAAAAAACGTGGCTATAGAGGTTTTGCGATGAATAGACCTGACAGAACAAGAAACAAGTTGTCAGTAACAGAGAGAGAGATAGGTGGAATACCAAACTCAAGTGAAGATATAAAACAGGCACACGCAGCAGCAATAGAATCATATATCGAAACATTTGTTGGTTTAAAAGAAACTGGATATGGTGATATGTATTTTCAAAGAACTCTAGAAGACTGGGCTAAATTTAATATAAACAATAGAACATCTCACGATGCTTCTATTAGCTCTGGTTTAGCTTTAATGGCTTGTAATAAACATAGATACACACCAAATAATATAAGAAAAAGAGAACCTGTCGATTTAGGTATAAAAAGATATGACAATAGAGGTTACACATCAAAAATAATAAGTTAAATGAACGTTTACACTAATAACAACAGTTCTTTTCCTAGTCAAGTAGTAAGTAACGAAGAAAAAGGCACTATTGAATATGGAAAGCAAGTTGCTCAAGCTATAGAGTATGAGTGGTTTAGACAAGGCAGAACTAATGGTAATAGATATTTAACTAACTGGAATAATTTCCATAATTTAAGACTATATGCTCGAGGCGAGCAATCTATACAAAAATATAAAGATGAATTATCTATTAATGGTGATTTATCTTATCTTAATTTAGACTGGAAGCCAGTGCCAATTTTATCTAAATTTGTAGATATTGTTGTTAATGGTATATCTCAAAAGTCTTATGATATTAAAGCTTACGCTCAAGACCCGCAGTCTGTAAAGAAAAGAACTGAATACGCTTCTAGACTTTACGAAGATATGGTGGCTAAAGATTATATAGAAAATGTTAATCAAACTCTTGGTATTAATTTATATCAATCACCTGATCCAACAACTATACCAGAATCTAAAGAAGAGCTAGAGCTTAAAATGCAATTAAGCTATAAGCAGTCAATTGAAATAGCTGAAGAAGAAAGCATATCTACGGTTTTTGCTCAAAACAAATATGATTTAGTTAGACGCAGGCTTAATATGGATTTAACTGTATTAGGTATTGCTGCGGCTAAAACTAGTTTTAACACGGCTGAAGGCATTAAGGTTGATTATGTAGATCCTGCTTATATGGTTTATTCTTACACAGAAGATCCTAACTTTGAAGACATATATTATGTCGGTGAAGTAAAAGCTATTACTATACCAGAGCTTAAAAAAGAGTTTCCACATATATCTGAAGAAGAGTTAAAACGCATTCAAAATATGCCTGGAAATAGATCGTATATAACTGGTTGGGGTGATTACGATGAAAACACTGTTCAGGTAATGTATTTTGATTACAAAACATATCACAATCAAGTATTTAAAATAAAGCAGACTGATCAAGGATTGATGAAAGCTATTGAAAAGCCAGATACGTTTAATCCGCCAGAAAATGATAATTTTGAAAGAGTTTCTAGAACCATAGAAGTTCTTTACAATGGTGCAGTCGTTTTAGGAACAGACACAATGCTAAAATGGGAGTTGGCTGAAAATATGTCAAGACCTTACGCTGATACTACTAAAGTAGCTATGAATTATGCTATTTGTGCGCCGAGAATTTATAAAGGTAGAATAGAGTCTGTTGTTAGTAAATGTGTTGGTTTTGCTGATATGATACAGATAACGCATTTAAAACTACAGCAAGTTCTTTCAAGAATGGTGCCAGATGGTGTATATCTTGATATGGACGGTTTGGCAGAAGTTGATTTAGGCAATGGAACAAACTACAATCCAGCTGAAGCACTTAATATGTATTTTCAAACTGGTAGTATTGTTGGTAGATCACTAACGCAAGACGGCGATCTTAACCACGGTAAAGTACCTATTCAAGAGCTTAACAGTTCTAGTGGTGGTGGTAAAATACAAAGTTTAATAACCACGTATCAATATTATCTGCAAATGATACGTGATGTAACAGGATTAAACGAAGCTAGAGATGGTAGTACTCCGGATAAAAACACTTTAGTAGGTTTGCAAAAGTTAGCTGCTAACGCGTCTAATGTAGCTACTAGACATATTGTTCAGTCTAGCTTATATTTAACTCTTAAAATAGCTGAAAATGTTTCTCTTAAAATAGCTGACGCTCTTCGTTTCCCATTAACAAGAGCATCGTTACAAAACTCTATATCTACTTATAATATAAAATCACTGGATGAAGTTATAGATTTAAATCTTCATGATTTTGGTATATTTTTAGAGTTAGAACCTGACGAAGAAGAAAGAGCTCAATTAGAACAAAATATACAAGTAGCTTTACAGTCTGGCGGTATTGATCTAGAAGATGCTATTGATATACGTCAAATTAAAAATCTTAAGTTAGCTAACCAAATGCTAAAGATTAAGCGTAAGGTTAAAATGGAAAGAGATCAAAAAGCGCAGCAAGCAAATATTGCCGCTCAGGCTGACGCTCAAGCTCAAACAGCTGAAAGAACAGCTATGGCAGAAGTTCAAAAGCAAGAAGCTATCGCGTCAACAAAGGTTGATATTGAAAAAGCTAAACAAGAAATGGAACTTCAAAAAATGCAACAAGCATCTCAATTAAAGCAAGCTGAAATGGAAAGACAGTTTCAGTACGATATGCAACTTAAGCAAATGGATGTTCAAATTCAAAAAAGCAAAGAGCAGTTTATAGAAGATAGAAAAGATAAAAGAACTAAAATACAAGCAACACAACAAAGTGAAATGATAAGCCAAAGAAAAAACGATGGTTTACCAATAGACTTTGAAAACGAACCAGATCAAGGTTTAGGAGCATTTATGTAATGCTATAACATTTTTTTAAATTATATTATATTATGTCAACAGAAGTAAAACAAGAAGGTGAGTTTACCTTAAAAAGTAGAAAGAAAACTACACCTAAAAAATTAAACAAAAAAGAGGAAGTAACTAAAGTAGATTTAACAAAACCAGAAGCTCAGGGAGAAGTGATCCCTGATGTTGTTAAAGTTGAAATACCTAAAGAAGATGCCGTTCAAACACAAAAGACAAATGATAGCGATGCTATTGTCGAAAAACCCGAAGACAGTAGCAACAGCGAAGCAGTGGTTGAAGAAGTACGGACCACCGAAGAAGCAGTAGAAGCTCCAATAGAAATTATTGAAGAAGTAGCTGAAGTAGAGCAAGAGCTTAAAGAAGCGGTTAGAGATGAAAAGGTATTAGGTAAAAAGTTACCTGAAAATATAGAAAAACTAGTTTCTTTCATGGAAGATACTGGTGGTAGCGTAGAAGACTACGTTAGATTAAATGCTGATTACTCTAGCATAGACGATAATACATTGTTAAAAGAGTATTATAAAAAAGAAAAACCATATCTTGATAATTCAGATATTGATTTATTGTTAGAAGATTTTCAATACGATGAAGATTTAGATGAAGATAAAGATATACGCAAGAAAAAACTTGCGTTTAAAGAAGAAGTTGCAAAAGCCAGACGCTTTTTAAACGAGACTAAGGAAAAATATTACGCTGATATCAAGTTGAAATCAAATGTAAATCCTGACGCTCAGAAAGCCATGGACTTTTTCAATCGATATAACAAGCAGCAAGAACAAGCTGAACAACAGCGTTCTTTATTTCAAGAAAATACTAAAAAACTTTTCACTGAAAATTTCGAAGGTTTCGATATTAACGTAGGTGATAAGAAATATAGGTATAAAATTCAAAATACTGAAGCTGTTGCTGATAAACAATCAGACATTAACAACTTAATCGGGAAGTTCCTTGATAAAAATGGATCTGTTAGTGACTATAAAGGTTATCACAAGGCGATGTATGCTGCTGAAAACGTAGATCGTATAGCTGCACATTTTTACGAACAAGGCAAAGCTGATGCTGTTAAAGATGTTATTGATAATTCAAAAAACATTAGTGACACCAAAGCTAGAGCTTCTAGTAACGGGGATGTGTTTTTAAATGGCTTCAAAGTTAAAGCTATTAGTGGTGCTGATTCTACAAAACTAAAAGTAAAAACAAAAAAATTTAACTAAAAAATTAAAAAATTATGGCTTTAAGTCCTACATTTGGTTCTATTAAACCAAGTCAAAAACAACAATTAAACGATAGCAACTGGCTAAAGTTTAATGACGGTACTGCCGCTGGAGACACTGATACATTTGCTCAGCAGTATTTACCAGAAATTTATGAACAAGAAGTAGAGCGTTACGGAAACCGTACGTTATCTGGATTCTTAAGAATGGTTGGCGCCGAAATGCCAATGACATCTGATCAAGT